CACCCTCGCTGTTTACTATCTTAGATATTAACTCCATGTGACGCGAGCTACCTTTTAAGGCTTTTTGCATTGCTACCAAAAGGAGAGCTGACTCGTAATCGTCCTCAAAACCCATGTCCTGTAGTACTCTAGAGAGCTGAGGATTCGAAACTTTGGAAACAAGTAGAGCCTCAAGCGTCTTTTTCATGTTCGCTTTTCTTTTGCGTGCCTTACCGGAAGCGATACCCGCTTTCCTTGCATTCGCTCGGCGTTCTTCGGGCGTTCGCTGTTCATTTGGTATTAAATTATCTGCACCAGCCATCGCCTCACTTCCTTTTCAAAATAATATTCTTAATTCAACTTAACAGCCGTCTGGCCTGTGTGTTCTTCCCAGCGTTGAATTGTAGCGTCCACATATCGTGGGTCTAGCTCCATGCCAAAATAGGTCCGTCCTAAATCCTCACAAACAATCATAGTCGATCCGGAGCCGTTGAAACTATCTAGCACGTTCCAGCCTTTCTTACTAGAGTTCCGTACCAGCCGTTCAATTAATTTCAATGGCTTCATAGTAGGGTGCAAGCCATTTCTTGCTGGTTTATTCTCGTTGATGATAGTGGTCGGTGAGTTGGCCTGCATACGCTCGATATACTCAATTAGCTCGGCCTTCGTCATTTTATTCAACTCTTCCACATTTTCAATGATAGTAGTCAAAGAACGGTCGTTTACAAAGTAATGTGCTGCGCCCTCTTTCCAGCCATACAAGCAAGGCTCATGTTTCCATTGATAATCTTGACGGCCCAAAACCAAGGTATTCTTATTCCAGATTAAACACTGACGTACTGTCCAACCAATGTCCGAGCAAGCTCCTCTGAAATTGTAACCTTCCGAGTCTGCGTGCCAGATATAAAATGCTCCACCTTCACGCAAAACGGTGTCTGCAGCAAAGAACGCGTCACGTAGGAACTTTCTAAATGACTCATTATCCATACTGTCATTCATGATTGTGAGAGCTTCCTCGGTTCCGCCTTCATAGGCTACGTTATACAGCGGGTCAGTAACAATCAAGTCAATCTGTTGTCCGTCTACCAATTTAGCAAGCTGGTCTGGATCAGTGGAGTCACCACACATGAGACGGTGCCGTCCAAGCTGATAGATATCGCCCAGCTTCGCGATTGGCTCTTTAGTTTCTTCTACTTCAAAATCATCCTCTTCAACTTCGGACTCTGACTCGTAGTAATCAAAACCGAAATCTTCCATGTCAATGTTCACAATACTTTCAAGCTCTGAGTTTAAAAGTTCAATGTCAAACCCAGAGTTCATAGTCAATTTATTGTGAGCTAGGATGTAAGCGCGTTTCTGCTCATCATCCATGTGAGATAGACGAATCACTTCCACCTCGTCAAAGCCTAACTCTTGCAAAGCCTTGTAGCGTCCGTGGCCCTCAATAATAACGTTGTTCTCGTCAATCGCTATCGGGTCGTTATTTCCAAACTCCTGGATTGACTTCTTAATTTGTTCAATTTGTTCGCGGGGGTGTAGCTTCGCGTTGTTCTCATATTCAGTTATTTCCGAAATATTGATTTTTTCTATTTTCATTTTTACTCCAAGCACCAAAAAGAGCGCACCTTGACGATGCGCGCTTCTCGGGTTATATGGTCTACTTTGTCCTCGTTGACAAAATATTTCAAGGGGCCTAGTAAGTAGCACCAAACTTACATCATCGGTCACTTTCGTTTTTTATTTTTGTGTGGTGCTTTTTTATAGCCGAGACGGGAATCGAACCCGCATTTACAGTTTATAGTCCGCCGTTCTACCGTTAAACTACCCAGCAACCTCATAAGGAGACAACCAAATGGCGCAGGTCCTTCCTACTTCATTGGATAATACTATAATACCACTCAATACAGCGCTTTTACTCCCGATTTTCTTTCAATTATCTCCCAGAACTATATTCCAGCAATTCCCCGGCCTTATAGGCTTCTGCGAACTCTAACAAAGCTCGATCCAGCAATCTATAGTATTCACTTTCAGAATAACCGAGGCTCGGATAAATAGCCTTGTCTTGTCTAAATCGTACCCGGCAATATCGCTCAATCAAAATCTGCGATAGATTGAGATCAGATAACCTGTTAATAGCTGATGCCATAAGTTCCAGCTCTTGCTGTGCGCTCACCCGTCTAATCACCATCTGCTCAGTTTGCCGGCTTGGAGAGCTTGGAGCGCTCTTTGGTTCCAGGGAATAAGTAGCTGTGACTTTTGGGCTGTATTCTTCCCCAGCGATTCTTAACAGTACGCGGTAGTTCTTGAGTGTATTGTCTGCGTTCTCCTTTGTCTTATTTTTTAGCACTTCACCAAAAAGCATTCAATCCCACCCTTCCATTTTTAAAATTAAATCTAACGCTTCTAATTTACGCTTTAAACGACGTTCACGCTTGCGTTTTTCGTTCTGTTTATAATTATGATTATCTCTATAAAATCGTTCCACCAGGTCCTCGCTAGACCGTCCTGGGCCTACTTTATCAAGTGACTCTTTCATACATTCGTAGAGCAGATCAGTTTCTACAAAACCTACAAACTTCGCGATGATAGCAGATGATGGCATTCTGTTTTGTTTCTTGTATTTCTCATATCGCGCTCCGTCCTGGTAAGCATTATGACTTTTCGCGGTTTTAAAAAACTCGTAAACAGATTCGAACTCAGCTATCGCTTTGTCTGCTTCCTGGAAGAACTCCTTTTTCAAGTTCATCTTCTTCCTCCCGATAAATTAAGAGTATTTCATCTGCCAATGCCCATTCCTCGCGAGAACTTGGTTTTAATGTTTTTGTAGAAGTGATAACAACGTTTATCACATCGACTGACGTGTTATTGATGAAATTTCGCACCCTCTCAGCAGGGGTTAAAGGGTTCCCTAACCCTCTCTCATCTTTAAATAATCTCGCTCTATTCATATTATCCCCCCACGCCGTTCATATCGGCAATTTCTTGTAATTCCTGTGCCATACGCGAATTATAATCATTGTTCAATTTGTTTATAATCACGTCTTGCATGACATTTTTTTCTTCGATTTTTTCGAGCTCGTCCTTTTGTGTTTGGATCGTTTGCTGTAGCTCGCTGTTGCTCGTTTCAAGCACCCGGACCCGTGAGTTAAGGTTGACGCATACAGCGATTAGGATAAAAAGGATAAACGCAAAATTCGCACGTATCATCTTATCATTATTCGTCATTGCTTGTCCTTTCTATTTTTAAAAGCTATCACACTAGCCCAGATCAAACCAGAGAGCCAGACTACTGCGAATAGTAGATAGATAAAGTTTTGAAAGTCCATTAGTCGTCCTCACTCGCATTGTAAACTAACATTAATCACACCAGTTATTCGATTACTCTCGACTAACGTCTTTAAACTAGTGTCGTCACCAAAGTACACCGACGTTGTTTCTTTTTCCCACTGACTTTTAGTGTATGGGTATCTGTTTGGTCGTGTCATGTTTACTCCTCATTCATTTCTTTAAGGGTATCCCACATACCTTTATGTAGGTTTGTGATATTCTTCATGTACTGCTTTCTTGCTGGAATACTCTTAAAATCCCACCATTCAGCACCATCATACTCATAACGCTCAATCCACCAGTCTTCACCAACTAGCACAAGGTCTTTTGGTACATGTTGAGCACCAAAGCCTGAGTCATAATCTGTCTTCTTAGCTACAATTTCAAAGTTTTCTTTTGTTACCTTGAAGTCTTCACCTTGGATGTATAGTACATCCTCAAAAGTTTTACCATTTTCTCCCAAAAACTCAATAGTTTCTTCCCATAAATTACTCATTCTTCTTCCTCCTCATAATCCTCAGGAAATAATTCTTCCATAATCTCAAGAGCAAATTTTTGTCCATCTTTTATAAATTTAATATATTCTTCATCTGATATTATCATTATTCTACCAATTTCGATCATCAATAAATAATGTCTTACAGTCTAAGCAAAGCCTAATACTTACTGGTTTAGTTCCACCTGTGTGATTATCAATATACTTCCAATCAGTATGGTGATGTACTGAAGAAGTGGAATAACAATTTGGGCATACTAATTTATTCATTCATCAACTTCCTCAACTTCAAACATAGGATTGTCAAATACTCCACCAAACCCAACTTCTTCAAGCTCTTTGCGGGTGTGTTTAACGCTAAAATCTAACGGTTCACTTTCCCCGCTAAAGAACCAACTATCTAAACTTATACGATGATTTAGGTATTTGTGACTTTCTTCCACTCCTTTTACTTTGACAATATACCGCTTCTCTTTCTCGATCTCGTATCCGTCAAGCCATGCACGGGCGAAGGTTTCTTGGTTGCTTTCGTGATAGAACCATCTCAAAAGTTTTTCATTTTCTTCGCCGGATATCAAGTTCATCGCGTCTTGTAAATCTAGGCCGTCTTTTTTTGTCCATTCAATCCAATCGGCGACCACTTGCGGGATTGTTATTTTCTGCGGTTCGTCTAGTTGTTCGATCATATCAATAAAGGATTTTTTCCCCATTTGAACGATAGATACATATTCCATTTCTTCAAAATGTTTTATCAATTCCTGCTTATTCATTCTTAACTCCTTTTTCAAAATCAAGGGGGAATATCTCCCTTGATTTAATTTTCCTTTCTCTTCAAAGTAAATGCCAGCGTGGCTACTGAGATGCCAAGGGCCACAAGTGACAATCCAAGGTCTGTTCCAGTTGCAGGCAAGACTGCTGGTGCGCTGTACGCTTCGACTGTTTCTTCAGATTCGTTTTTCGCGTGGTTTTCGCTTGATTTTTCACGCGATTTTACGATCTTCACTTCTTCGACTTTTGGCGTTTCTTTTGGCGCTGGTGTGTTTGGCTTGTCTTCTTTCGGCTGTGGTTTTGGTTCGTCGCGTTTAGGTTCCGGAATATCGATCACTAGTTCCGGCTTGTCCAAAATAGGTGCTGGTGGTAACAATGGAATATCTTCGATATTAATTTCTGGCTTGTCCAAAACCGGCGCGTCGAACGGTACGACCCCGCCTTGCCACTCAGGTTTGTCAAGCTGTGGCGCGTCAAACGGTACTGTACCGCCTTTCCACTCTGGTTTTTCTAATACCGGAGCGGGAGGCATAAGCGGAATATCGTTTAAATCGATTGATGGTTTTTCATATTTTGGCGCGTCATTTGGAATTTCCCAGACTGGTTTATTTTCTCCGGACGCGTCCCCACGGCCACCCACAAGTTGAACGTAGCTATAAGAAACGGCGCCCGAATCTTCGGCTTTAAGTTCAACTTTATTTGTTGGGTTTACGCTATCTTTAACCGCGCTTGTTAGTTTAGTCTTATAGTTTAAATAGATCATACGATCAAGACGATCCATTTTAATCGTAAAGCCATGCTCTGACTTACTGATTGATTTAACCAAATCCATAGCAGAACCCTTATCAATCCAAGGATCTACGCTTTCAATATTCTTGATTTCAAAATAGTTATCAATTAGTTTTTGGTTTTCGCTCATTTCGTCAATGATTTTCACATAGTTTAGGACTTTGCGTGCATAATTGACGCGTACAGTCCAGTTGATA